GAGCCGCAGTCCGCTTAAAGCCGTTGTGCCGTGGCCGTTTTAAGCGTGCCGCGACCGGATCCCTTCTACCCGACGTTGGGTCGACAGGTCGCGAAGCACATGGAAGAGATCTGCGTATTTGGGCCGGGATCGTTGCAGGGCAACCCGGCTCAGCTTGACCGCGAGAAGCGTCGGCTACTGTACCGGGCTTATGAGATCTACCCGAGATTCGCTGACGGGCAATGCGATCCGAAGCAGTCGAGCCAGGAGCCGCATCCGCTCGCGGGCATGCGCCACTTCAACCGGGTAGCGTTCGAACTTCGAAAAGGCGTTGCCAAAACGGAATTCGCCGCGTGGATCTGCTACGAAGAGTTACATCCTTACGCGCCAGTGCGTTTCAACCATTGGAGCGACGAAGACCCGTGTGAGCTATGCGAGAACGCGCCGCCCGGAACACCATGCGGGCGAGCCGTTGTCGCGCCGTTCATTCCCATGATGGCGACGGCTGAGGAACAGGTGCAGGAGCTAGCCTACGGCGTGCTCAAGTGGATCATCGAACACTCAAAAGACGCCTGGATGTTCGACATTGGCCTAGAGCGCATCGTGCGCTTCGGCGACGACGGCACGAATGACGGTATGGCGATGGCTGTTTCGTCCGCGCCGAACAATCGTGACGGTGCGAGAACAACTTTCGAGCACTTTGACGAGCCGCACCGTCTGCATCTGCCGTTGCAGAAGCAAGCGCACGAGACGATGATCCAGAACCTACCGAAGAGGCCGCTAGAAGACCCGTGGGCGCTATACACAAGCACCGCAGGCAATCCCGGCCAGGGCAGCGTCGAAGAGGACGTACGCAGCGAGGCCGAGGACATGGAGAAGTTTCCCGAAAAGCAAAAGGAGGCAACGCTTTTCTTCTTCGCCCGCTGGGCGTCGGACGGCCACGACCTAACGACCGTCGAAGGGCGCATCGCAGCCATCCGCGAAGCGACCGGGCCGGTAGGCGAATGGGGCCAAGGGCAATTCCTGCGTACCGCAAAGGATTACGACCGCAAGGGAATCGACCGCGCCTACTGGGAACGGGTCTGGCTCAACCGTTGGCGGCGCTCCGGATCCGCCATGTTCAATCCGAAGCTGTACCGTACGATACCGGGCGTCGAGATCCCGACCGGCTCGTTTGTCGCAAGCGGATTCGACGGCTCGAAACGTCGAGACTCGACGGCGATGGTCATTACCGAGATCGACTCTGGCATGCAGCAATTGGTTGGACTATGGGAGGCCGACGAGTTCGACCCGGACTGGCAGGTGCCAGTAAGCGAAGTGGGGCAGACGCTTTCAGAGGTCCGGCGAAAGTGGGAACACTGGAAGATGTTTGGCGACCCGCCATATTGGACCGAGGAAATGGCAAGTTGGGCAACGCTTTTCCCGGAAGAGATAGTAGAATTCTGGACTAACCAGAACAAGCGTATGGCATACTCGATACGGGCCTACTTGGAAGCATTGGAGAGCGGCGCATGTCAGATCGTCGGCACGGACGAGCAGATCTCGAACATGCTGCGACACTTGGCATCTGCCGGACGCCGCGAATTGAACATCACAGACGATCAGGGCAAGCCGTTGTACGTCATGCAACACATGGACGGGCGGATGGCCGACAAGTACGACGCCGCGATGGCGGGATGCTTGAGTTGGGTCGCATGTCTTGAGGCTCGACGCAAGGGGGCAAGGCCGAAACCGAAGGTCGGAATGCCTCGCAGAATCAGGTAACGAAATCCGAAGGGACACACCATGAGTGAGAACGAACCGACACGCGCCGCAATCGGCGCACTACCGCCGAATCCTCCGTCCGCTACCGTACAGGACGCGGCCGGCGGCGAGCCAGAGGTCCACGTTGACTTTTCGCAGGCCAAGCCCGAAACCGCAAGTGCGCCAGAGCAATTCGGCGCTGCCGAACTGGCAACCCTCGACCCGGTTGCAGTCGTGAGCAGCGTCAAGTCGCTGGTCGCTCTCGGGACGAAGGTGCTCGGCCTTCTCGCGAAAGTGCCTGGGCCGCAACAGGCTTCAGCGCAGGAAGCGCTCAAACTGTTGGACATGCTCAACACCATCCTGAGCAAGTTCTAATCTCGTGAGCACAGCCGGATTCGGCCCGACGGTCGTACGCCCGCCTAGCCAGACGATGATCCAACCGGGTATCACCTTGAGTGCAGACCCGGCGACGATGACGCCGTACGAATGGCTACAGGTGCTTACACGTCGGGTCGACTTCGGTTGGGCCAGAACGGAATTGCTGCGCTCGTATGTCGACGGCAACGCGCCAATGCCGGAGATGGGCAAGAACACCAAAGAAGCGTGGCAGAAATTCCAGCGTGAGGCCCGGACCAACTGGGGCTTAATCATTGTCGAGTCGATTGTGAATCGTCTTATCCCCAATGGGATTACGGTCGACGGCGACAACAAGTCTCCGTTAGCCAAACAGGCGCAACGGATCTGGCGAGACAACCGGCTCGATGCCGTGTTCCGCGAGTGGGTACGGTACGGGCTGATCTTCCGGCAGTCGTATCTCACTGTGTGGCAAGGCGACCCGCAGCCAGGCAACGCGGACGCCCGCAAGGCCATCATCACTGCCGACTCTCCGGAGTCCATGTATGGCGCGGTAGATCCGTTGCAGCCGTGGAAGGTTCGCGCCGCCGTGCGCTGGTGGCGAGATCTCGACATGCAGCAGGACTGCGCGCTCGTGTGGGGCATGGGATCGTCCCAAAAGTTCAGGCGCACATTGCTTTCGCTGAATGCGCCGACGCAGCCGCCGAATGCCTCGATGGTGTACCTGCCGGTGCGCCTGCTCGGCGTGTGGGATCCCGTTGGGGCACCGACGATTACAGGCAAGCGACCGCCCGTCATCGTCTACAACAATCCCGGTTTCGCGGGCGAGTTCGAACTGCACATCGACCTCATCAATCGCATCAATCGCGTTATCCTAGAACGACTTACGGCGTCGGCGTTGCAGGCGTTCAAGCAGCGCGCCATGAAGGGCGGCTTGCCGAAGACAGACGCGCAGGGCAACGAAATCGACTGGGGCGCAATCTTTGAACCCGCGCCAGGCGCGATCTGGGATCTGCCCGAAGGCATCGACATCTGGGAGTCGCAGCCGCTCGACATCCGGCCAATGCTGGAAGCGGCCAAAGACGACATTCGGCAGTTGTCGGCTATGACCGCTACGCCGTGGCCGATCATGATGCCGGACAACGCAAATCAGTCCGCTACCGGAGCAGACAACGCGAAAGACGCGCATATCTTCAAGTGCGGCGAGCGGCTGACCGAAGCGAAAGCCGGTATAGAAGAAGCGATTACGCAAGCCTTGCTCACCGAAGGCGCGGATCTCGGCACGCCTGGTACGTCGGGCGAGAAGCGGGTCGAGGTACTGTTCAAACCTGTTGACCGCGTGACGCTTTCGGAGATGTACGCAGCCGCGCAGGCGGCGAGCGCAGCCGGTGAGTCGTGGCCGTCGATAGCTCGAAACATCTTGGGCTACAGTCCAGAACAGATCGCACAGGATCAGATCGACAAGACGCAAGAGGCTTTGCGCGCAAGCATGTTCATGGGCAACCCGGCAGTGCCGCCGACGCCACCGGGCGACGTGGGCGTGAAGTATGCGCCGGTAAACCCAAACCGCGCAGTGCAAGCCGCGATGGGCAAGCAGGGCATGCCGCAATCCGGTGTGCAGCAAGACGTTTCACAGGCAGCCCTTGGGGCGCAATCGAATACGAACCCGCGCCAGGCAGTCAACCAAGGCGCGCCACGCGGCAACGGTCGCAGGCCGCGCCGACCGAACAACGCCGGTCCCGTACAGACTGCCGGACGATGAGCCGAAAGTCTAAGCCTCGCTTGGCGTTACGCCGCTGGTGGGCACGCCGAATCTTGCACGGGTACAAGTACACTCGACCGCCCGGACACGGCAGCTTGATCGACCACCAGAGGCCGGAACAGTGACGGCGGATCCACAGTTCCCGGATTACACCGACGACGAGATCGCAACGGCGGCAGAGGCTTCCGAAGCCGGTCTTGACTTCTACGCGGCAGAGTATCCGCTTGCGGACTTCCGCCGTGACTACCGCCATCTGCGAGACATGATCGGAGGCCACGTAAAGCGTGTTTGGTCCTCGCCGCTGGATGATGACGAGAAGGCCGAATTAGTCGCTCAGACGGTCGCTGGGGGCCAGCAATTGGTATCCCACATCACGCAGACCTACGCCGCGAAAGCCTTTCGCGCAGTGTTCGATCCGTTCCACGCCGGACCCGATATCACCGACCGGCCAAACGTCACGAAGCGCGACCAGTACCTCCGCGTTGCCGACGAGCCGGACCACGAGGCGCAACTGAGACGCCTTGAGACGATGGCGAATACGGACATGCAGCTTGCGAAGACGCGGACCTTCTACCGCGCAACGAACGGCACGGACGGCGCACCTATTAAGATGTACCGTAGAGTGCCAGGCGGCGATAACCCTTGCGAGCTATGCGAATTGGCAAGCGATCAAGTGTATTTCACCGACGACTTAATGCCGATACACGACAACTGCGGCTGTGACGTAGAAGAGGAAACGGGCGAGGGGCTGACCGCACATGACATCGCGTACCACCATCTCGTTTCCGACGACGAGCAAGACGACCCGAAAATCGTTGACCTGGACGAAGATTCGACCGGCGACGACAGAAAGCAGATTGCTATCCGCGACCACGGAGAACTGGGGCCGGTTCTCACATGGGCGCACCAGGACTTCACAGGGCCAGCAGACCTCCCGAATCCCATTGCGCCGCGACCAC